TGATAATAATTTTTTTACATCTTCAGGTCTATCAAGTGCAAGAAAGATAACTTCCATCTCAAGATCACCTGCTGTAATCATATGAGTGTATGGCACAGACCACATAAACTTACCCCATTCATTTTCAGGAAACCAATCAAGCCAAGTTTTAATTGTTGTTGTTCTTAATTGTGGATTAGTATTTCTTATGATTGCCCATCTGCTTTTTCTCTTACCTGACTTATCAGGTTCTTGCATTAAGGCTCTTCTAAAAATTTCTATACTACAAGCAACTGACTTGCCACTACCAACTGGACCTCTGATGCCACGAAAGAAAGTATTGTCTTTCATAAAAGCCTTTAAGACTTCACCATCAGGTTTGTATTTAAACTGTATCAATTTTTGTATTGACTCCAATTCTTAAAAGGGTGTCAACAGTTTCAGGACCTATGACAGCTATAACTTTATCAGCTTCCCTATCAGTACAAAATTGTTCAGGGTGATGTTTCAGGTGTACTCTTTTGACAACCTCACGGAGTATTCTTCTTTCCTCAATTTTTAATGTGTGTAGAAAGCTCATAATATAAAAGTTGAGAGAGTTGAGAGAGTTGAAGTTGATATAGTGGACAGGGTGGATAAGGTGGACAGGGTTCTTATATTCATTTTAACTTTTCCTTAAGTCTACGAGTAGCTTCTGTATTTTTTCGTTTTTGCTGCAATCTTTTTTGGCTGTTTAGAAACTTGTTTACCTCTTCTAGTTGCCTCTCGCTTTTTAGCTGTAGAGGCGGCATACTCGGAGGCAGAAAGAGCCTTAATCGCTTTCTCAGGTAGATAACGTTCACCAGTAGCTTTTGACCCTTGTGTACTAGGTTTACCTGATTTGGTTCTCCATTTCTGTCTTGTCCATGCACGAAGTGATCTCTGTGATTTAGATAATGCCATTATGCTTGAGCCTTTCGTATTTTATTTTTACCCTTTTTAAAAATATTTACAACTGCTCTTTTCTTCATAACCTTTGCTCTTTGCTCTCCAACAGTTAAGATCTGTATCTTTCTAGCAAAAGGCTTTCGCAACTTCATAACTTTATTTACAGTAGCACGAGCATCAGAAGGAGTGGCAAATTTTATAGACACAGTATCTTTTGGGTTCTCATCTGTATAAAGTCTACGACCAGTACCCTTTGGTTTCTTACCAGTTCCTACCTTGGGGTCTGCCATTACTTCCCAACTTTTTTCATAGCTTTCTTATGACTAGCTGTAAACGACATTCCTGCCATCATGTCCTTTCTCATACTAGACATATGCTTTGCAGTATGATGTTTGGCATGACGTTTAAGTGCAGTCTTTTGTCTATCAGTAAGAGCCTTCTTCATCTATAGCCTCCACCTTTTGCTTTGTATTGTTTAGCTAACATCTGTGCCTTACGAGCAGACCACTGCCCTGCCTTGCCACCTTTTGTACCTGCTTTGATCCTATTGAACAATGCTTTCCTCATAGTAGGTTTGGTATAGTTACCTGCTTCGTTAACTCTACTCTTAGACATTACTTCTTCTTTTTAGACTTCATAATTTTTTGTTGTAGTTGTTTTGGTAAAGTCTTTTGTTTCTTGGTAAGACCACCAGTAGCTTTTTTCTTAGTAGTAGTTTTTTTCATAGATCCATACATGGTACTCTCCTTTGCTGATTGGATTTTTACAAACTCATATTTATTTTTTCTTTGCCTTATTTCGTTTAGTAATCGCCCTAGCTTTGGCACGAGCATCTGACTTGCTTGAAGCACCCCAAGCACGAAGCGATAATAATAATCTCGTAGGTTTACCTTTCGCATCTCTCTCTGGTCCTTTCATATTTCCCATACGAGCTAAAAAACTTGCTCGTCTAGGATTATCACCACTCTTAACTGGTGGCTTCAATGTGCCACCTTTATAAGAGGCACGACCCTTAGCATTTAGTCCACCCTTAGGGTTCTTTCCTTCTTTTCGTGTCCATGCAGGTGTCTTAGCCATATCGAACCTTTTTAAACATTAATGTCTTTGTAAGACCATGTCATAGTATGTAGAGTAACTTTTTTAACCCCCTTGTCAAGTCAGGTCTATACTCACAGAGATGTTGCCTTGCACTAGTGACATACTTTTCTCGACTGGTTTGTAACCTGCTCTGTCAAGTATGTCCTTAGATGCCTCAAGCTGTACGTACTCAGACTTAGCACTTTGCGCTAAGTCAAGTACTCTTTTAGACGCAATCGTAGCATTGATACCTATACTCTGTCTTACCACTTGTTGCATATACTCTTGAACATGAGGCAAACGCAAAGTCTTACTGGCTGTCACTCTTCCTGCTTCACCTTCTGCGTATCCAGCCTTTGCACTTGCCTCTTTGATACTGCAACCTAATGCTACGATAGTATCAACTAAGGACTTCTGTTTCTTGGTTAGCTTAATCTGATTTAACAAGAGAACCCCCCTTACCCCCCTTTTATGGATTAGCTAATTTCGAATGTCAAGGGTATTCTAGTTCTCTTGATAAATCAGATACTTAGCTGTAGAAGTCCTTAGATGATACTGCTTGGACTAGCAGAGTTGGGAGTTGTTGGTGTTGTTAGATGGGAGCCGAATATTAGGTAAGACTTTTGCTTCCGTAGTCCTTCGATACAATTTGTAGCCTTCTGGAATTTACTATGTTTGTGCATTTCATTCTCTTTTGGTGTTCTGTGCCACTCTAAAGCTATGCCATAACGGACTGAGTCAAAAGAAATAGACGTATCCTACGGACTACCTCGTCGATTTCTTTTGACTCTTTTATTGTGTCACTCTTACGAGTGACTCTTTTAGTAATAGTCCTTTTTATGGCTTAGCAAGAGTGTCATATAACAACCAAAAGGAGAAAGAAAATGACAAGTACAAACACAGTAAACTACGCAGAAGTCTTAACAAATTATATCTCAGGTACTTCAGCGAAAAGTCTTACCCAATATTCTCAGAAGAGATTAGATGGTATGAAGAAATATCTATTTATATCTAATCTAGGTAATATAGATAGAGCATATAAGAAGATTGATGATGAGTTGACTGCTTGTAATGCATACATGAAAGCCGCCGCTGAAGCAGATTTTGAAGCTGATGCAAAGGGTGGCTATGGTCAAGGATCACAGGATTTGATCGAGCAGTATGGATTTCGTGGTGGAGTCAAAGATGTTACGATAATGATCGAGGACTTGATTGCTATTCGTGATGTTCTTGAGCAGTTCTTCAATGCAAACAATGATGACTTTGAGCAGATGTTTGGTTCTAAGTTCAAGCCAAACTGGATTGGCAAAGATGCTGACACCCCAAAGTCATCAGAGCCACTTTCTTCTAAGGAGAAAGCTGAACTCAAAAAGAAATATCTTGGTGCATAAGCACCAAGATTATCTCTCACTCTTACGAGTGAGAGATACCTTTTTGATAATGAGGTGTTTATATATTACTAGTACAAACCTTCGAACCACTTCGTGGTTCTCGGTTTGTTTTCTAGCCACTACAAACTAAGACGTAACAAATATACACGGAGGTTACATTATGTCTAAACTAAGAAAGTCAGTAGACAAAAATTGGTATTCGCATTGCGACAAAATGTTGCAAACAATAAAACAAAGTTTCAATATCATATACTATGGCAACACAGATAAAATATGTCATGTTGACACAGTTACATCTTTGCAAGATGCTTGGAGAGTAATTAGTCAGGATAGATATGATATGCAATCCTTTCATGCCACATTCGGACACAGCCGAAAGAAACAAAACTACGAGGTGTGGCAAGATAATCAACTCGTAGTACAAGTAACATATGATCGTTAGGAGGTAACAATGAACCATATGACACAACTCGCAAGACTCGTAGACAAGCAAGGTGACTACGATTTTCCAATAGATACAATCTCAGTAGCAGGTACATATGATGATGACTGCGAAACAAAGCTAGTCAAATGTCCTGATAAACAAATGATTGTTCGTAAAGATACAATGGAATATCTTGGTTGCCATTCAATATCGTACAGACCAGTGACTCATGCACAAGTACTTGATCCTATCATTGATCTAGCTGATAGCCTCAAGACACCATATGTCACACAAATAAATATGTTGGACAATGGTGCAATGATGGATACAAGAATTGTATTCAAGGAGATTTGCTTTGATGATCCTGCAATGCAAGACTATGTTGCATTTCAAATATCAGTTCGTAACTCATACAATGGTGTGTGGTCAGTAATGATACAAGCTGATGGACTTCGTATGTTTTGCATGAACAAATGCACAACACCTGATACAGTTGCAAACTTCAGACTGAAACATAATGGTCACTTCAGTTACAACTTCGATCATCTCAAACACTCAGTAGATTTGTTTCGCAGTAATGAGCAGAGGTATCGTGAGTGGTACAATACCAAAGTAACAGATAATGATGCGGATAAATTGTTTTCAAAACTTACTTGGACACCAAAGCCTACCATTGATGGCAGATATAGAAACGAAACTCAATATGTAAACCTACTTGGTTTATGGGGTAAGTACGAAAATCAAATTGGTAGCAACAAATGGGCTTTATACAATGCAGTGACACATTGGATTTCTCACCCTGAAAATGTCAGTAGCACCAACAAAACTATTGTAGAACGTAATAGTAAAATGGTAAGCTATATGAATAAACAAGACTCAATATTCAACTAATGGAGGTTACGTTGATTACATATACTACAGCAGAACTAAAAATGTGTGAGTCGTATGCACGGATCGCACACCCAGCAGACTACAGAGAAATGTTTGACCATATCTGTGATGTATCCAAACCATATGGCAATGAACACCCTGAGGTTTGGGTCAACAAGATGACTGTCAAGACCACCAAGATATGGGAGCAAAGCTACCCTGATCTTCAAGCATCAAAAATGATTGAAGATATCTTGCATGACAGTGGCATCAAACATTTGAACTTCAAGTAATCCCTTGTGGTTGTTAGGGTAGTAGCCAAGTATGTTTCCTTTCCATACTTGGCTACGTCTAAACTATGAAAAACACAGTTAAATATCAGCACAAAGCATTGATTGATGCACTAGTAGAAACTCGAAAGAGCAGCAAACTTTCGCAGGAGAAACTTGCATTGACAATCGGTGTTGATACAAAACTGTTTGGACAATGGGAACGTAAACTTGTTGAGCCAAAACTATTTAACCTGCTATGTTGGTGTGAAGCATTGCAGGTATATTTAACTATATCAAAAGATGATGGAGAATTTTGATGCAAAAATTTATGACTATGCAAGAAGTAGAAAATGCACTTAATAAAAAGAAAGATCCGCATTTTACTACTAGAGAAATAATGATGATAAAAACTAGTGTTAAGTTTTTACTAAAGCATTTCTATAATGACCCTAGTGATGTTGGTACTATGACTCATGATGAACTAGTAAGTATAAGGGATAAATGTTTAAATGCCCTCGAAAAGTAAAATCAAAGGTAACTATCACGAGAACTGGTTTGTAAAATTATTTAGTTCTTGGAAGTTGCCATGTAAAAAAGTTCCCCTCTCAGGTAGTCTGGGAGGTGAACATACTGGTGACTTAAAACTAACTATCAATGATAAAGAATATATTGTTGAAGTTAAGTACAGAGCAGTAGATAAATTTCCTAGTGTATTCAAAGTGTTACAAGGAAAAGATATTGCTTTGTATAAACGTAAGACTGGTGATCCAAGATGGGTTGCTGTAATACCTGACAAGATTATGGAGGATCTTATAAAATGATATGTGTGATATGTAAAAATGAAATAGAAAAACTCTATACAAGTGATGGAGAAATGTATTGGGATCAAGGCAATGATGCCATGCCAATAGCAGAAGGAAGATGCTGTGATAAATGCGATCAAGATATTGTATTGCCTCACAGATTAGCTGATGCCATGATAAACAAGGAGGTGTAACATGGGTAACGTAAAGAAAAGTCTATATGCTTATTATGATCGTGTTGTTTCGATTGAAGGATTACAAAGGATCATTGATGAGTCTGATGATGTGTCACAAGTACAAAGGTTTATTAATTATAACATGAAGCCAAAGTTTCAATCAGAGAAAGATATGTGTAATGACATAGCTGTAGAACTTTGGAATGAGTACTGGGGTGATTACATTGAAGCTAATAACTAATGAGTGGCAACCAAGCCAAGAAATCATGGATCAATACAAGGAGGTTAACCA